TGACAAATAGATATCCTGATGTACATAAAAGTGAATGGAGTTGGGCAGGATGGGAATTTGATCTTGAACTTTATAATACTTCCACATTAACAGATTTCAGACAACAAACACTAGATAAACTCATAGGATAAATATAATTAATTACTTTAAGGGATTATATTATGTTTAACAAAGAGTGGTGGGAAGCCAAACACGAATCAAAAGAACTTACATTAGGTTGGTTGTACAATGATGGTATTACAAATGACTTTGCCAAAGGATACACAAAAAATTTAACTGACTATTGGTCAGTTGAAATGAGTTTTTACTTACAAAACCAATTTGCAGATGAAAGAATTGATGCTTTATTAAAGAAGGCACACAACGAAGGCTTTTCCAAAATAATAGTTTTAAAGCAAGGCACTACCTTGTTATGGAATTTCCAAGATGAATTTGTAAAGTTTTATGATAATAATCCAGATGCTAAGTTCGTTGGTCACATATTAGACCAAGGAGAGAGTTATTATACTATACACCCACAAGCATTTTTTATTGACCTTGATTGGTGGGCAAGTGTTGGCTGTCCAGAATGGGGCGTCGAACATAGATATGAATTACCAGAGCCATTTGAAACTATAGAGCCAATTAGAAGTAAAGAAAACTGGCATGACGAATACACACCTCATTGGATTGCACCAAGTAAAAACTTAAAAAATTATTCAAGTAAAAGAGGCGGTTGGAACTTAGTAAGAGCCTTAATAGAAGATGGTCAAAAAATACTTTCCTGGAATGAAGGAATAAGAGATGCAAAACATTATTCGTATGCAGAGGTTGAGTATGATGGTCCAAGACATATTCCTGGCGTATTAGATCAGTTGGGTATTGATATATTCTTTATTGCTAATACAGAAACTTTACCAAATTACAAACCTTGGTTTGATTATAGAAAAAAGAATAACCCAGACTGGAACGGAGAATTTAGAAAACTAATGGTTCCTGCGGCAGGGTTAAGTCCACTAATATATGCGTTCATGTTAGACATGCCTAAGGATAGCAAAATCTTTGTATACGATATAAGTAAATTTGCTATAACAATTACAAAACAAATAATAGAAAATTGGGACGGTACTAACTACAGAGAATTTGCAGAAAAAATAATGAGAGATGCTGCTCCTGATATGAATAGAAGACGAGATATATTCAGAGGCGCCGCTCAATTAAAAGACAGTGAAGAAACAATAGACAAGTTAAACGAAAAGGGATTTAAAAAGTGGATAGAAGAAGTTCTACCAACATGCGAAGTAATATATCATCATATGAATATTATGGATCCGCACAAAATGAAAAGATTTACTAATTCAGTTAAACATGACGATTTTGTATCGTATGTACATTTAAGTAATATATTTCATTATATGCCTACTTCGTTTTATTATGGCCTTAAACAAAGATGGCAGTTACATAACGAATTATTAGATCATTTCAAAAATGTTTCAAACAATAAAAATAATATATTAATATGCTCAGCGTGTCCTAGTGGAACTAGAGGCCAACTAAATTGGATTGACGATTGGGGCACAGATGACTTTGCCAGTCTTCCAGAAGAATCAATAGGAAAGTTATTAAAATGGAACAACACGAAATAGAATTAGAAGAATTTTTAACTAAATGTAAAGAAAAGTCTCATTATTGGGATCTAAATAATCCTGGAGATAGATTTAAAGGTTGGCAAGACAATAAAGGACTAATGCAAGACTACGCAAAATGGATTGCAAAAGAAAGTAATTGTCCTAGTTTAGTAATGAACATTGATGTACCCTATAAGCAAATGGCTCTTGAAGCAGAATGCCTTATTCATAGATTTGTAAAACACAGAGGTGAGTGGAATCCTGGATGGAGCAGTCTTACAATACATGGACAATCAGCAGAAAGAACACAACCACCTCATTGGTATATTGAAGAAGGATATGATACAGAAGAAACAAGTCCACCAGTGGGATGGACAGACATAGCAGAACAATGTCCAGTAACAGTTGAATGGTTAAAAAATGTTTGGCCGTTTAAAAAGTATAATAGAGTTAGATATATGTTGTTGGAACCAGGCGGATATATACAACCTCATAATGATTATGATACTAGAGCATTGGCGGCATTTAATGTAGCGTTAAGTAATCCTCCGGGCGTAGAATTTGCATTAGAAGAATCGGGACTCATTCCATGGGTACCAGGAGATGCTCGTGCTATTGATATAGGTAGATTGCATGCAGTACATAACAAAGGCACAGAAAATAGAATCCATATGATTATACATGGATTGTGGGGCGACGACTTTCCAAGGCACATTTGCGAAAGTTTTGATGCTCTTTTGATAAATATAGCCTCAGATAACAACTAAGTTAACTCTGTAAACCCCTGATTTAAACAAATCTAAATAAATACATGTATAGTAAATTTAGGCAATAGCCTATTAAAAAAGGAGCTTAACATGGCAAATCTTACTTCACCTGGTGTACAGGTTTCAGTAACAGACGAATCAGTATACGGCCCAGCAGGAGCCGGAACTGTTCCTATGTTATTCATTGCTACTGGTGAGGACAAGGCGGACCCTACCTTAACCGAAACAGATGGCATTGCAAAATACACAAAGTCTGCACAATCAAAAAAACCTATTTTAGTTACTTCACAAAGAGAACTTACACAATACTTTGGAAACATTGATTTCCGTAAAGTAAGTGGTACAGTTCAACAAGGTGACGAAACTAACGAATACGGTCTTTTAGCAGCATATTCATTTTTAGGTCAAAGTTCAGCAGCGTATATAGTGCGTGCTGATGTAAATTTAACAGAACTTAGACCAAGTTCATCTGCACCAGCAGGTAATCCAGCAAACAATACTTATTGGGTAAACCCAACAGGTGCTAGCTGGGGAATCTATGAAAGCGAAAGCAGTGCATGGGTTGAAAAAACTCCAACAATAGAAATTATTTCTTCAGCAGCAGCACCAGCCGTTGCATCAGTGGATGGTGATTATCTAGTTCAAATAGTAAACGATGCAGGTAGTACTAAATTTAATTACTACAGAGGAAGCTCAGCATCTCCAAGTGTTTGGACAGCATTAGCAGATGGCGACACTACATTTGCTCCGCACTACAGTGATCCAACAGGACACGGTGCAGGCAAGGTTTGGATTAAGACAACTGCAAAAACAGGTTTAAAACTTACACCAAGTTTGTTTACAACAACTGCAGGTTCTTTTGTTAATAAATCAGTAACATACTCACAAGATTCAGCTCCAGATGGAACTACAAGTGATGTACATGCAGACGGTTCGGGCGCCGGTTCAGCTCGTACATTAGCAGATGGCGACCTTTGGTTTGATTTTGATGATGCAACATCTAGCATTGAACTTAAACGTTATGTAACAGCAAGTTCTACATGGACAAGCATTGGTACAACTGGTAACTATCCAGTATCAGTAGCAACTACACAACCAACTGGTAATCCAGTAACTGGCACATTATGGCATGACCCAGATGTAAACGAATTAGCAGTTTACGAAGTAAAACTAGACGGCTCTACTCAAAAATGGAAAAGAGCAGCAGATGTACAATATGTTACATCAGCTCCATTGTTAGATGGCAGCGGTAACGCACTTACAGATGGCGACTATTGGATCGATACAGATGCAAGCGGTTATCCTGTAATTTACAGACACAACGGCTCAGCTTGGGTAGCCAAAGATGCTACAGATCAAAGTACAAGTGCAGGTGTTGAATTTGGCGATATTACAGCTAACGACACAACTGCAGATACATTTGAAGCAACATTATTAGCAGGCTCTCCAGATCCACTATTATACCCAGTTGGAATGACAGGTATTAACATGTGTAGATCAGGTAACACTGTTAAAGAATATGACGCAACATTATCTACAGATTGGAAATGGCGTAACAAAGCAGGCAATCAAGCAAACGGCAAAGGTTCGTTTGGTAGATTAGCTCAGCGTAAAGTTGTTACAACTGCAATGCAGGCAGCGGCAGGCATGTCTACACTACGTGAAGACACAATAGCATTCCGCTTAATGGCAACTCCAGGTTATCCAGAGTTATATGATGAAATGGTAACACTAAACAGTGACAGAGATGAAACAGCATTTATTATTGTTGATGCTCCATTCCGTTTAAATCAAACTGAAGCAATTTCTTGGAAACAAGGAACAACTGCTACAGAAAATGGTGAAGATGGACTAGTAACATCAAATACTTATAGTGCGGTTTATTATCCACATGCATTAACAACTAACCCTTCATCAGGCGACACTGTTGTTGCTCCAGCATCACACATTGCATTATACACATATGCATACAGTGATAACGCATCATACCAATGGTTTGCACCAGCAGGCTTAACTCGTGGACAAGTACAAAATGCAACTAATGTTGGTTACTTAAACTCAGAAGATGAGTTTGTAGCATTATCATTGACACAAGGTTCTAGAGATGCAATGTATGAGCAAAAGATGAATCCAATCGCAAAATTCCCTACAGAGGGCGTTGTAGTATTTGGACAAAAATCTTTACACCCAAGTGCATCAGCATTAGATAGAGTTAATGTTGCAAGACTTACAGCTTATCTAAGAGAACGTTTTGCCGTAATAGCAAGACCTTACTTGTTTGAGCCAAATGATGAAGATACTCGTACAAACGCTAAAGCAACGTTTACTGGTTTCTTAGCAAACATTATGGCACAACGTGGTGTTTATGACTTTGCTGTTGTATGTGATGAAACAAACAACACACCAGCAAGAATTGATGCAAATGAATTTTATGTTGATGTAGCAATTGAGCCTACAAAATCAGCAGAATTTATTTATATTCCAATTAGAATCGTAAATACTGGCGAACTTTAAGTTAAAAGTTTAATTTAATTAAAATAAGGGCTACTATAGAAATATAGTAGCCTTTAATGTGACAAATTTTAAATATTGTAGTTTTTGACCAATGTTTTGATAAATACAATATAAGAGAAATACTACAGTATAGTATTATAGGAGAAAACAAATGGCTGTAATTACAAATTTTGGAGTACCAACAACATCAGCGGCAGGCACGACATTAATGCCAAAGCTACAATATAGATTCCGAGTATCATTCACTAACATAGGTGATGGTGGCGAAAAATCAGAAATGACGCAAAACGTTGTTAGTGCATCACGACCAAACTTAACACACGAAGAAGTTGTAGTTGATTCATACAACTCAAAAATGTACCTAGCAGGTAAGCATACATGGGAACCAGTAACAATTGTGTTCCGTGATGACATGAATTCAAATGTTATTAAACAACTTGGTAAGCAATTAAACAAACAAGTTGATCACGCAGATCAATCAAGTGCAATTGCAGGTGGATCATATAAATTTGGTGTAAAAATTGAAACACTAGATGGACAAAATGGTGCAACTAAACCAACTACATTTGATGAATGGCAATTAGAAGGTTGCTTTATTAGTCAAGTACAATATGGCGACTTAAACTACGCAGATTCAAATATGGTTCAAGTTACATTAACAGTACGTTACGATCATGCCGCACACATCTTGGATGGTACAGGCGATGCATTATCGGCAGGCACTTTAGGCGCTGCAGACGAAACTGTTACTGGTGGCGGAACTGGCTCTTAATTAACTTTAAGTTAATTGCTAGTAAAGGACACATCAAATGGCATTAGGCGATACAGCGTATGTAAAATATGGTCAAGCACTCACCAAGGGTACATTAACTGCAATACCTAGGAATAAGTTTTCCTTTACAGTTAAGTTAATCATAGCAGGTGGTGGTGTTGTAGATCTTACGCGAATTGCAAATGTACAGTTACCAACTTTCACATATAGAACACAAACACTTAATAATTATAATAGTAAAAGCATAGTTCAAACAGGAATAGATTATACTCCTATAACACTTACAGCATACGACACTAAAGATGCTGAATTTGAAAAGTTTCTAAAGGAATATGCTAACCACTATATTACAGGTCCAATGAATCAAGCTGATTATGAAGAATGGAAGATTAATAGTTCAGTAAAAAATAGCTTTGGTTTAAAAACACCAGACGATAATCATTATATAACATCAATGATTATTACAAGAGTTGATGCAACAGTAGGCGATACAGTTACACATTCAAATGTAACAGAAATATTTCATCCGTTTATACAAAACATAGATGCTGATACATTAGACTATTCAGATAGTGCGCCTAGTACATACAGAATTACATTTGGTTATGAAGGATTCAGAATATTAAGTGAAGCAATGAATATTCCTGTTGGTCTCGCTCCTCCTAGTATATTAAATCCACCAACGATCCAACCAGAAGTAAACACCTTTGTTGATCAATCTGCAATACACACAACAAGACATCCAGAAATAAAATCAAATAAACCAGAAATTCAACCAGTTCTTGAAACCAATAATCAAGCAGTGGTTACTAGTACCACTACTAGCAGTTTTAGAGGAACTGTTCAGGGAGTGTGGGGGAATATGTCAGAGAGACTTGCAAGAGCAAATGAGATTGTAGCAGGTGGACAACTTGCAGGCGATACTGAATTTGCTCCTGGTAAAAATCAAATTGTTACAAAAGACGGTGTTAGATATATAGCACAAGTACCCGAATCAGAAATTCACTATACAGATACAGATCCAGACACATTAGGCGAATTATAAATGCCGAAGTTCCAAAACGGAAAATTCATACCTTCTAACCCGGATAAATACTTAGGTAAAAGAACACCACATTACAGAAGTGGATGGGAATTAGCAGTATTTCGCATGTGCGATAATCACCCAGCTATATTAGGTTGGGGAAGTGAAACACACAGAATCCCATACAAAAATCCACTTACTGGAAAGAAAAGCACATATGTTCCTGACTTGTTATTAGTATACAAAGACAAGAAGGGAAAGAACCATGCTGAAATGGTAGAGATTAAGCCAGCTAGTCAAACATTAGCTGAAGCAAGAACAACTGCTCAGAAGGCTGCAGCAGTAGTTAATCAAGCCAAATGGTCTGCCGCACATGCATGGTGCAAACAACAAGGAATGGCGTTTAGGGTTATAACTGAACATCAGATATTTAATAAACCTCAAAACTCTAAAAAGAAAAGAAAATGACAAAAAAATTAGAAGAAGAATTAAATTTACCAGATTTAGATCAATTACTTCCTGAAAATGATATACAGGAAGAACCTACTACTGAAGAACTTAAAACAGAAATAGCAAACATAGAAGGCGAAATGAGCATGGTAGAACGTGCCAATATTGCATTGCCTACTGTTGAGGGTTTAGAACAGTTAGATAGAGAAATGGACGAATATGCAAAAAAAGCCATGGAAACATTTGAAGATTTAATAGACTTGGGTAAGAATGTAGAAGATAGACATGCAGCACCTATATTTGATAGTGCAAGCAAAATGATATCCGCAGCTCTACAGGCAAAACAAGCCAAAATGGATAAGAAAATGAAAATGATTGAGTTACAAATGCGTCAAGCTAGACTTGAAAAAGACAGTGAGAAGATAGATGCATATGTAGCCGGCAAAAAGCACGAATTGGGCGATGAAGAAGAAGTAGAAGGGCGTATAGTAGGAGATAGAACTGCTATGCTTGCCGAAATAATGAAAAACTTGCCCGAAAAAGATAAATAGTATTAATAGGAGATAACCGCAATGAACAAAACATTTTCAACATACTTAAACGAATCAAAAAAATCGTGGAAGTTTAGTATTAAAACAATACATGATTTAACTGATGAACAGTGTGATCGCATAGAGAAGCACCTCGGAAAATACGACTCTAAAGGACTCGGTGCTGCAAAGAAAACAATCTTACAAAGTGCACCACGTGATTTTCCAAATCACAAAGGATATGAAGTCTTTACACATGAATTCGAAACTAACATTATTGCCAGCGGTTGGCAAGTACAAAATGATATTCGTAACATGCTTGGACTAACAGACGGTGTACTTAAAGTTATAGGCGAACACGAACCAGATGATTTAATCCCTCCTATGGGTGAGCGTGCTGAAAGCCTGTTAGCAGATGGTGAATATAAAGATGCAGAAAAAGTAAATGCAGGAGATCATTACGGTGACGAGTATAACTCCAGTTTCATTAAAGAATTAATGAAAGTAAAAAAACAAAAGGAAAAAGGCGATGAGTGATTTAGACAGAATACTAAAACTTGCTAGCCACGGCACAGCAGATGCTCGCAGCCAGGCTCCAGCAGAAAGAGAATTAAAAGACGTACCAGTAGTTGAAGAACCAACTACAACAAGAGAAGCAGTTGGCGAATTTGCAGATCCAATTTTAGATTTATGCGATGAACTAGGATGTGATTCAGATCATCCAGTACTTGACGAATTAATTCGTTATTTAGATGGCGATACAATTAAAGATTTCGTAGCAGACTTCCGTAGACACAATGATATGAATGGTGACATGGATGAAGCATATTTAAAAGCGTCAGACTATAAATGTAAAGACTGTGGCGACACAATGCACAGCCCAACTACAGATTGTTCACATGATTCACATGATGAAAAAGGTGACTGGTGGGTTGACAAAGACGGTAACGGTGTTCCAGATTCATTAGAAGAAGCTCCAAATGAAGGCAATGAATTCTCAGGCGCATTAGCACAAGCTAAAAAAGACGGTAAAAAAGAATTTGAAGTTGACGGCAAAAAATACAAAGTAGAATCTGAAGAAGCAGTAACTGAAGGCGATGTTCCTGAATATGCATGTATTAATATTGACACAGGTGCTTTTGGATATTGTGACAAAGACGAACTTCACAAGTTTACACACATGGTTCCAGCAAGCGAATTTACATATTTTGATCCTGGAAGTGGCATAAATTTTGCTGATTTTGATGACGAACTGGCAGACCAAGAAGGTTGGACGAAAATTGGTAATCCAGAAGTAGGTGATCCAGAATTAGCAAGACTAAAAAAACTTGCAGGCAACATAGGTGAAGAAAACATTAATGAACTTAATGTTCCTAACGATAAAGAAAAAGTTATAGCACGAATTCAAAAATTAGACAAAATGGCAGATGAAGCCAGAGCAAATGATGACCCTAACAAGGCAATGGCTATTGAACGTGGAAGTGAAATGACGGCACTATATAACAAGTTAGAAAAACTTGGTGGCGACCCATTTAATATCCCTGATGCCTCTGATGCTAATTGGGTAACACCAGAAGGCGGACCATTGTCATATAAAAAAGTAGGCGAATATACATATATCGTTAAAGACGAAAATGGCAAAGAACACAAAGCAGAAATGGGTGCTATGGATGACACACAAGACAACTATTCAGGTGATGAAGTAGAGAAAACTATGGACCAAGAAGGATTACAGATGTTAATTCGTCAAGCAAAAATGGGTGCTCCAACTGAAGAAATTTCAGAAGCTCCTACAATGGATACTACACAACTAATTACATTACTTAAGAACGCAGGTTTAAGCGAAGAAAAAATTAAAACAAAATTAGACGAATGGGCAAACACACCAGACGGTGCAGCAGAAGAGGAAGCTACATCACATGGTGAACCATACGAGAATTTTGCACAAAGCGTTAACCTAAGTTTAAAAAGATACTTAGATGCAGAAGATATGAAAGTAGGCTTAAAAGAACATAAAGTTGAAGATATTAAAGAAGCATATAAGAAATCTAAAGGGGAAAAGTAATGAATTACAAGGACCTTAGCAGAATAAAAGAACTATCTGGTATTAAAGAAGCAGATAGAAGTGATGTTACACACGCTCAACTTTTACCCCACATTAAAAACGTTAAAGCGGCAATGGTGAGACACGCTCAAGAAGATCCTAGCGAAGCAAGAGAATTTATTGAACATTTAGATGATATGATGGATGCTGGCGATGTAGAGGTTGTAGACATGATGCAACCAGACTATATGGATACTGAAGCAAGAGATAGTTTAATATTTTATTTTCAAGTTTCAATATCACAAGATCCTGCATTATATAATATGTTATTCCCAGGTGAAGATATTAAATTTGCCCAGGGCGAATACGCAGACATGTTTGAATCACTAACTCCAGTTAAAGAGAATTTAGTAGACGATATGCCTCATGGATTACTTGATGGTATGACATTTACAGATGGTTCGCCAGATTATGATTATATGGGCAATGCAATGAATGACGGCGAAGTTGATTGGCCGGAAATTAACGATTGGCACAAAGACGAAAATGGCAATGTAAAGCCAGAAGCAACAATAAAACCAGAAGATTTTGAAATAAGTGATCTTGAAGCAGATTCTGAAGAATACTACGAATCAGAAGTACGCAGATTAAGAGAACTATCTGGCATTACAGAAGCTCCATATCAATACGATATGTCAGACAAAGGCGATATGCATGATGCATTGGCAGGTGTGCAAAATAGTATGGACGATGCAGTAAAAAGCATACAAAAAGCCTCTGGTCTTGCAAGGCAAGTATCAGACGAAATTGAAAATTCTCTTTACACAGATGAATCAGTAGAAGAAGAAGCAGTTTTAAAAATTTAAAAAGTTCACGTTTCCTCCCAGGTGAAACTAAAGCGGTGTAGTTTTTATTAACTGCACCGTTTTTTCGTTACTTAATTGAGTAAATAATAGTAGCAAGACGTATATGTGAATCCTTGAGAAAGACTATACACATTTAACATGGAGTATAGAAAATGGAAAGACCATTAGAAACGTATACAGATAGTTTTGGTCAAACTATCGAATTTATAATTCCTGACCCTCATAAAAAGATTTGTATTAACATCTCGGGTGGTGCAGATAGTGCCATACTATTATGGATGCTAATACAATACTGTGAAAAACATATACCAGAAGCTGAAATATATGTTATAACATCAGCTAATCCTATTAAGGGCTGGTATAATGCTACCTGGAGTACTAGGGTACTCAACAAAGTACTCCAGGATACAGGCACAACATTAATTAAAAATCATTACACATTTTATAGTACAGATCAGATTAGATCTGAGATTACTGAAGCAGAACAAATACAAAAAGATTTATCTGGAATAACATTTATTTTACATGGAACTACACAAAACCCACCACTTGAAGTTAGAGATGCATTTAGTTTAGAAAGTTATAAACCACGTGATCCAGGACATGGGAGACCAGTAATGTATGATAATAACGATACTACAACTTGGGTTCCTTTTATAAATGTAGATAAACGCATGATAGCACACTTGTATAAGCACTTTGATTTAACAGATACCTTGTTTACACATACAAGAAGTTGTGAATGGCACGAAGGATTTGAAGTTAATGGAGAATTACTTACTGATCCAAAAGATGAGCATTGTGGCGAATGCTGGTGGTGTCAAGAACGTAAATGGGCATTTGGGCAGTTATAACTATACATAAATAGTAATGTATAAATATATTACAATGGAACCCAAATGGCAGTAGATACAAAATTAACTAAAACCCCATATAGAAAAGAAAAATACACTGAAGAGCAGTTGTTAGAACTTGCACTATGTTCACAAGATCCTAAACACTTTATGAAGGAACACTGTTATATTCAGCATCCTACACAAGGTCGTATGAAGTTTGCACTATATGATTTCCAAGAAGAGCTAGTTGATACATATCATAATAACAGATACAGTATTAGTATGCTTGCACGACAAACAGGTAAAAGTACCTGTGCGGCAGGTTATTTGTTATGGTATGCAATGTTTAATCCAGATCAAACTATTCTTATAGCGGCACACAAATATTCAGGTGCTAGTGAAATTATGCAACGTATACGTTTTGCATACGAAACACTACCTGATTTTATTAGAGCTGGTGTTACTGCATATAACAAAGGATCGTTGGAATTTGATAACGGTTCTCGTATTGTAGCACAGAGTACAACAGAAAATACTGGACGTGGTTTGTCTATATCGTTAGCATACTTAGACGAGTTTGCATTTGTTAGACCAAACATAGCCAAAGAGTTTTGGACTTCACTTTCACCTACATTAGCAACAGGTGGTAAATGTATTATTACATCAACACCAAATATGGACGATGATCAATTTGCACAAATTTGGAGAGATGCACAAAAGAATCAAGACGAATTTGGTAATGAAACAAATGAAGGTATTAATGGATTTGCACATTATCTTGCTACATGGGAAGTACATCCAGATAGAGATCAAGAATGGGCAGATGTTGAACAAGGTAAAATTGGTGAAGAAAGATTTAGGCGTGAACACAAATGTGAATTTATTGCGTTTGACGAAACACTTATTGATAGTATTAAACTAAGTAACATGGAAGCTCGGGATCCATACGCTATATCAGGACAAGTACGTTGGTACACACCAGTTGCTAAGGGTAAATTATATATGATAGGATTAGATCCTAGTTTAGGTACAGGTGGAGATAACAGTGCTATTCAAGTTTATCAAATGCCAGGCATGAAACAAGTAGCAGAATGGATGCACAATAGAACAACAGTTCAAGGGCAGATAAAAATTTTGCGAGAAATAGCACAGTTTATAGAAAGTGAAACACAAGGTGATTGCGAAATATATTACAGTATGGAAAACAATACACTTGGTGAGGCAGCATTAGTTGTTGTAGAAGAAACTGGAGAAGAAAATTTTCCAGGTACGTTTTTAAGTGAAACAAGACAACATGGAAATGCCAAACGCTATAGACGAGGCTTTACAACTACACACAAAGCAAAAATAAATGCATGTAGTAAACTAAAATACTGGGTTGAAACAGAGAAATTAGAAGTAGCAAGTAAGCCATTGCTAAGAGAATTAAAAACATTTATTGCACGTGGTAATAGTTATGCAGCCAAAGATGGAGAAAATGATGATCTTGTAATGGCGCTTAACTTAATTGTGCGTATGAGTTTAGAAGTATCAAAATACGAAGAAGATGCATTTGAATATTTAAATGAAGATTTTGATGACAATGATGGTATGGAACCAATGCCATTTAGTTTAATATAACAATACAAAGGAGTAAATTATGGAAATTAATAATAAAGGTTTATACATATTTAAAGATAATGATTATAAACCATATGAAATACCACAAGGTAAAGTTATTGTGTGTGGAGTACCGGGTGCATTTACATCTGGTTGTACAAACAAACATTTGCCAGGTTATGCAAATAATTTAGAAAAATTAGGTTGTAAAGTTGTTTTTGTTGGAGTAAATGATCCTAGCGTAATGGATGCATGGAATAACTTACATGGACATAAAGACATTGATGCCGTTGCAGACCCGTTAGCAGTTTTTAGCAAAAGCATTGGTAAAGATGTAGACTATGGCGAAACAATGGGAATCCGTTGTAAGCGTTTTGCGATACTTTTACAAGATGGAGAATTTGTTAAAGAATTTAAAGATCCGTTTGTGGAAGGCGCATTAAATGATACCTAACATTGCTGAATATTTAGATGTTAATCCACAAATAGACCTTTTACTTGAGTTATATAAAAAAGTAAAAGGTAGTTTGCCTGGAGAAGATTTTAATGTATTTGGAAAAACACCATTTGAGAGTTATTCTCTAGAATATGCATATCCCAAAGAAGGCAGAGAAAGTTTATTAACAGGATATGAAGAAGTGTTTGATCCAATTCTTTCTCAACATAGAAAAGTTCATCCACATTATCAATTTAGGTCAACAGGATTTAATACGGCAAATACTACAGAGAAAGATGTGTTCCCACATACTGATATTGACCAAAATCAAAAATATAGTCAAGGGTATAATATTATCTATCCTGTGTTTGGTAGCAGTAGATTAGATTATTATGAAACTAATCCAGATGAAGTATTTCTTCCAGAACATAATGCTCAAGGATATTATTACTATCACGAATTTAAAGCTCAAGCAAAAATGGGACAAGGATCTCCTGAATATGAAAAGTTCCTTGCAGATAGAAAAATAGGTGAAATTATAATTGATAAGCCATGTTTTATTGATACAGAAATAATGCATAGAGTTGTTATTACAGAAGCACCTAGGTGTGCGTTTGTAACAAGGTGGGTTAATATTCCACCAGAGTTATCAGATTTTCAAACATTTAAAAACAAAGTAGAGAGTACTCTCAATGATCTGGGCTAAAGAATTTAAAGTTAGTATGCCAGAAAACCTAAAGTTGGTTGCTGACCGTTATACTAAAACATATGATTACGAACCCTTTAATACTTATAAGTCTGTGGTAGATTCTAAGATGTGGGTTATTCCACCTTTAGGATCAAATGAAGCTGTGGCTACTGGAAGTAATAGAGTAAGATTAGATGATGGTGGAGCAAATGATAAACTATCTAATGTTAGAGAGCTAGTAACACATATTACTAAGTCACAATTAGAAGACAACCCGCCTGTTCTTGCTATATGGAGGTATGATGAAAACTTTAAACATTGTCCAGTACACATAGATGTTGGCGGAGAACATACAGGTTCTATAGTTACATGTATATCTGGCAGTTTTAAATTACATTTACATGAAGAAGATAAGGCTGATTCACCTATAATAAATACAATAAATATAGATGATACTAAACTAGTTGCATTAAACAATACTGTATTTCCACATTCAGTAGAAGGTCAAGGTGATCTTATAGTGTTTACAACTAGTAAACAATTAAACATAGAGGAGTATTTTAATGACATATAACTGGTGTCGTACATGGGACATGGACGTAGATCAATATAATCTAGTACCATTCCTTGATGCAAATAAAGAAAATAATGAAAAATGGTGGGCAATTTATGAGAGAGAAACATTCTCTAAAGAAACACTTGATCTAAGAAATGCAATAGAAGAATATGTTGGTCCTATAGAATATATGGGTGTATGGGATTACTATGAGGGATTTGTTGATGATTTAGGCCCTCATGTAGATACTGGATCTATTGAAAATGCAGTTGTGTTCTTTTGTCCTCGAGGAGAATTAACCGTTACTATGCATGATAAAGAAACCAAAGAAGTACTAGAATCTCGTATTCTTAATAATAAAAATGCTATGTGTTTATATCATACAGAATTTATGCATGATATACAAGGAGTAGGTGATTTAGTTGTGTTTGGTTTAAATAAATCATTTGATGAAAAAACATATTTTAGGAAATAGAATAATGCAATCAGACTCAGTAAAAAAAGAGTTAAGAAAAAATGCATGGGTAGATGTGCCCTGTCACAAAGATGTTATGAACATACTAAAAAGCCAACGCACATCAGATACATATTACAAAAGAGGTAGCGGAGAAGCAACACGTGATTTAGATGCAGTTGAGTCTGCTCATAGAGAATGGGTTAAAGAAATTATAGATCTAAAAGATTTTAAGCATTGTTATTTTGTTAATGGTGCAACAGATGCCATACATCATTGGGAAATGACAGATAAAAGACCATGGCAGAAATTATGTTATGGTGAATATGAATATAGAGATATGATAGGTTCTAAAGGATCTGTTACTTGTGATGTACCAGGACAGTATATGAACGAAGAAACAGGGCGTTCAGCGTTACCAGGAAATATTGATTCTAGCAAACCTCTTTACATTAGTATACCAAGTGCCGCAGATGGAAATTATTTTAATTTAGGAAATATACAAGCACCTGTTATATTAGACTGTACATATGTTAGTTCCACTGACATACAAAAAATAGATGTTCCAATAAATACCGAGCAAGTATTTTTTAGTTTTAGTAAAGGCTTTGGATTAGTAGGACAACGTCTAGGATTAGTATATACTAAAGAACCTCATCCAACATTACAACTATTAAAAGAGTTTGAAAATTGGAATTACAGTGGAGTAAAAACAATAGAATTAATAATAAAGAATTTTGCAGTGGATGAGATGTGGAAAAAACACAGAGAACAACAAATAAAAATTTGTAATGAATATAATTTTAAACCATCGGATTGTTTTTTCTTAGCAACAACCAGAGACTCGTTTTATAGAAGACGAAGACGCATGCGTTGGAATGACGATGCTAGAATATGTATAACCAGTTTAATAAATAGTAATGGAGAAGAAAATGATAGATAATAAAATAAAAACCAGTAGAGCAGGATTGGGATTAGACGACATTGAAAAAGATAGCATAAAAGAAGAAGCTATATGGAAAGAATTTACAAGAAATAGTATAAAAGATTTAGCTGTGTATGTTGATGTAGAACCGCACACAGATTTACTTAAAGAATTATACAAGTTTTGTGATGGAAAGTTTAATTCATTTGGTAAAACAAAATGGCATAGTTTTGCTCTAGAACATAAAAAAGGTGGCGACACTGAATATCTTGAACACTTTGAACCAATACTAGCTCCACACAGAGAATTTCACCCACACATACAAAAGCGTTCAACTGGATTTAATTTAAGTACAAGTACTGAAGATGATTTATATGCTCATTCAGATCTTGATTTTGATCAAGAGCATCCACATTACTTTAATATAGTAATACCAGTACATGGTAAAAGCACAATTGAATATTTTCAAACAAATGAAGATGAAGTACAAATGCCAGAAGTTAATTGTCATAACGAATTTTACTATCACGAATTTAAAAACAGAACACACGAAGGCTATGAAGAATTTTTACAAGAAAGATTAATTGCTCAATTTGTAATAGATAGGCCATTAATAATAGATACAAACACAATGCATAGAGTTACAGTTCAGGAAGCACCAAGAGTGGCTTGGGTAACTAGGTGGATAAATTTACCAAAAGAGGTAGATATACATACATTTAAAGATATGATTGAGGAAAAACTATGAAACATAAAAGTATATTAGAATACACAGATGAAGAGTTTGCTCATTTAGTAAATAAAATTGTAAACGATGGATCAGCAGTATTACATGATCAAAATTTAACTAGACAAGAATTAGCATATGCATGTTCTAAAATGGGTAAAGTAGAAGAACTAGATTACTTTATGAATCCAAAAGATAGTCCACAAATTAGTATTGTATCAGGAGCAATTGATGAAAACGGTAAAGCTATTGGTATGTTTGGTCCTACTGAACTAGAGTGGCATGCAAATGGTACTGGTAGATATAATTTTACTGAAATTTGTGTAGGATTATATTGTGAAACAGAATGTGTTGATACAGTATTATCAATAGTTGACCAGTGCAAAGCGTTTGAAGACTTACCAGAGGAAGAAAAAGACTATTATCGTAACATAGATATTCACTTGGATAATACACGTGGAGTTGCACGATCAATTTGGAGAGATGATGGAGTTTATTCTAAAGCATATCAAACTGCAGGTAAAGAAGATCAGTTTAGATTAGGACAAGAGCATTACCAAGAAGAGATAGACAGACGACCGTTAATTGCTAAACACCCTGTAAGTGGCAGAGAATATTTTTATCCTATGTTTATATATTTGTTTAATGCATGGTACAAAGATGGCACAGAATTAGAAAATTTTGCTGAATTTAAAGATAAATTATATGATGTTATTACACAATCAAGATATATGTTTCATCATGTATTCCGCGAAGGCGACTTATTATTCATGGATCAATTAACTACAAGTCATAGAAGATCAGCAGTTAAAAACAAAGATAGACAGTTATGGAGAACTGCATTTGATTATTCAGAAGCAGTAGATAATTATAAACCTGTAATATTTAAGTAAAAATTACATCAATTAGATAAATACATAAAAGGAATACTATAATGCAACTATCAAATGAGATTTTTAATATCCTAAAGGGTGCAAACGTTAAATTAAAACTGTTTGATCCAATGGGAAATAAAACACTAGATCCTGAGTTATCAGCGAGATTTTACGCATATGATAATGATTTTCTTGTCACTATTAGAGAAGAAGAGGACGAAGTTGAGCTAGTTGTACAAGCAGGAGCTAGTTTCAACTTTGATAAACACAAAGATGTATTAGATAGTATTAAACAAGCAGGACACAACGCCATGGCAGAATATAGCATTAGAAAATTTGATAAGAATATTGAACCAAAAGACTTCGCTCACGATGTAGTAAAAGAAGACGACCGTACTGAAAAGGCAATGAAAGACATGCAACCAAGTGCAGTTACAGGCTATTACGAGATCACAGACTTCTGGAAAGAACACACGCAGATGTGGGACAAAAGTGTTGACGAAGTGATGCAAATGATTTATGAGTGGACTTGGATTGAAATGACAACAGCCACTAGAGACAGAGATGAATTAGCAAAACGTACATTAGCAATAGTAGTTGACGCATTGAGGAACAAAAAAGACGATATGACATTTGATGACATGATTGCTCAATTGGAATCAAAGAATGAAGATGTTCGCAGATTAAGAGAACTATCTGGTATTAAAGAAGATGCAAGTTCACCAGTATTTCAAATAATGAAAAAATCATTATTAAGACACAAGTGGTATCTTGAGAATGAAGAAATGGATCCAAACATGATTTCATCAGAATTACGTGATGTTAACGATATGATTGAAGCCGTTGATATTGGCGAACATGAACCTTATTTTGATACAGCAGTAAACGATGATTATAGAGGTTTATACAGAGAAGCTATTGCCAAGTTAAAAGGCAAAAAGACTTCTATTTATGGAGTAGACAATGACGTTCTACCACCAAACGCAAAACCTAATCCAAAGTCAGCATATAATTCAGGTGAAGTAGAAAGAAATGATGCTGAGTTAGACGCTTTGAATACTACTGAATCTAAAAAAGTTACTGAAGCAGAAAAGCGTTGGAAACAAACTAGTATGTCTCCAGAAGAAGCAATAGCAAAATACGGCAAAGAAAACGTAAAAGTTAAAAAAGGTGCATTGCGTAATGGCGATGACATGGTAGAAGTATTTGTTGAATCGTTTGAAGTTAACCCAAATGCAGGACACAGAGACCAAATGGCACATCCAGAAAATCAAATGGGCACAGGCCCAGGAATTAAAACTAAGCCAAAGTTACGTCCAGCAAATCTTGGTAAGAAATTTCTAAAAACTAAGCCAAAGTTACGCCCAGATAATTTAGGCGAAGCAGGTGGAAATTCAGTAGAGGCATTTATGTCACATGTAGTTGATCATGCTAAAGAAATTCAAGCAGATAACTATAGAATGACTGATAGTTCATATTACGAATTTACAGATGAAATAGATACAGACGATGAAGAATTTATGAGTATGCCACAAGTGCAAGCTATATTAAAAGCAATACCACATGTGGATATGGAAAACACAGATATCAAACATGCAATTGATGTTTTAGCATCAGGCGAATTACTTGAAGCAGAAACTGAATCATATTCACCAGGTGATGAAATGGAAGATGGCGTAGTAAGTAATTGCTGTGGCGCTCAATTAATGGACTACAATGATGGACATGGTAGATGTTCAGATTGTAAAGAAATGGCAGCCGGCGAATCAGAAGAAGAATATTACGAAAGTTGGGATGGCATTAAAAATGCAGTTAAAAAAGGTGTTGATACTCTTAGACACGGCGGAGTTAAGTTTGGTAAAAAAGGAGTTAAATTCACTACTGACCTTAGAAAGCCACAAACTGGAACAGTTAAACCACAAATGGAAAGTTATTCACCTGCAACAGGTAGTATGAAAACAAGTTATATTCAATTACCAGAAAACACTAAACTTATTATTAAGCATACAAAAGGTGTTAATGAAGAAGTGCGTGGTAGCAGATCACGTAACATTAAAGCATTGTTTATTGAAAACAGTGCAGGAGAAAGATTTAGATTCCCACATAAATATTTACAAGGCGCTAAAGCTATGGCCAACCATGTAAGCAATGGCGGAACGCCATATGATGCAATTGGTGAATCAATAGTTAATTTATGTACAGAAGTAGCACAATGTACACAGTTTTTGAGACATGTGCGTACAAACAAATTAACAAATGAAGGCAATGAAAACATTGTTGAAACAATTAAACAAAAATTAAAAGAATTTAAGAATACAGTTAAGAGTCTACAGACTTCAAGAGGTTATAACGCCTATCAAGCACCTACTACTGCGATTGTAGAAGATAATGATAAAGAATCGGTTGACTTAACTGACAAGTTCATGTATAATACATTCGAGACTGCAAATATGGATTCAGTCTTAGAAACAGTAGCCCGTATTATAAAGGAGAGAGACAGTATGACAGATCTAACTAAAAGTAACATGAATCGTTTATACGATATGATTAAAAACAAGGAAGATTTCAAACTTAACATTGATCCAAATGATCCAGAACATCCTGATAATGAAGATCCAATTAAATACTCAGGTGGTAATGGTGCAATGGCTAAGTTAGTATCACACTTATCTTTTCTAGCAATGAACAGTAAAAATGACGAAGTATTTAACTTACTAAGTCAAATTTCAGGCGAAATGTATAGCTTGCCGAAAGAGCATGTTATATTATTAGCCAAGATTGCAAAATATTTAGACAAAAATAACAAAGCTCCAGCAAAGGAACCAGCAATGGAAGATCTTGCTGAAGCCACGTTAAATAGTCTAAGAAGAAAGATTGCATAATTTTTCTTCAAAAAGTGCTTGACAGTAGGCACAATTTATTATATACTGTAATGGCAACTAAAGGCAAAAGTAGTTAAGAGCTACACAAAGGCAAAGTAGCACTAGCTACACAAACAAAGCAGAACTATAAGTTTTGTTACAAATAAAGGCTAATATAGGAGAAACTAATAATGGCATCTTTAGCAGAAATCCGTGCAAAATTACAAGCACAAGAAACAAAGAGCTCAGGCTCATCACAAGGTGGCGGCGATAACGCTATCTTCACACACTGGAATATTCCAGAAGGCAGTAGTGCAACACTACGATTCCTACCAGACGCAGATCCCGACAACACTTTCTTTTGGAAAGAACGTCAAATGATCCGTCTATCATTTCCAGGTGTAAAAGGCGGAGACGAAAACAAACCAGTTACAATACAAGTACCTTGTGTTGAAATGTGGGGAGATACATGTCCAGTACATGCAGAAATTCGTCCTTGGTTTAAAGACCCTACTATGGAAGACATGGGTCGTAAGTATTGGAAAAAGCGTAGTTACATTTTCCAAGGCTTTGTAACACAAAGTGATCTACAGGAAGACTCAGTACCTGAGAATCCTATTAGACGTTTTGTTATTTCACCTCAAATTTATAAAATCATTAGTTCAGCATTAATGGATCCTGAATTCCAGGAAATTCCTACAGACTATGAAGCTGGTACAGATTTCGTAATCAGAAAATCTACCAAAGGTCAATATGCTGACTATTCAACATCTAATTGGGCTCGTAGAGAACGTAGTTTAGATCAAACAGAACGTGATGCAATTGCAACACACGACCTGCACAATCTAAATGACTTCTTACCTAAGAAGCCTGATGCAGAGCATCTAAATGCTATCTTCGAAATGTTCGAAGCAAGTGTTGATGGACAACTGTATGATCCAGCACGTTTTGGTCAGTACTATCGTCCATATGGTGTAGATGCACCAGCTACTACAGGAGCAAAACCTGAAGCAGCGGCAACTACTCCACCACCAACACCAGCACCTGCACCTGCACCAGCGGCACCAGTTGCTGAAGCAGTAGCACCAGCGCCAGCACCAGAGCCAGAAATGGCAACGGCTGAAGTGGCGCCAGCGGCAGCACCAGCAGGTGATCAGCCGAGTGCTCAAGATATTCTAGCACAGATTAGAAATCGTAAGCAATAAGTAATATAAATTGAGTGAGGGTCCTTAGTGCCCTCACTTTAACATAGGAGAAAAAACATTATGGCAAGACCATTTGACGTAAGTAAATTCCGAAAAGCTATTACTAAAAGTGTTCCTGGGTTAAGCGTAGGCTTTAATGACCCTGACACTTGGATTAGTACAGGAAATTACACACTAAACAAACTTATCAGTAACGAATTTGACAAAGGAATTCCACTAGGTAAGGTAACTGTTCTAGCAGGAGAATCAGGCGCAGGTAAATCGTTTATCGCGGCAGGTAATGTAGTTAGATCAGCACAAGAACAAGGCATATTTGTTATTCTAATTGACACAGAAAATGCATTAGATGAGAAATGGCTACACGCACTGAATGTAGATACTACACCAGAAAAACTATTAAAACTTAACATGAGTATGATTGATGATGTTGCTAAAACAATTAGTGACTTTATGAAGGATTACAAGGCAGAATACGCCGAAGCAGAAGACGAAGACAGACCTAAGGTATTGTTTGTAGTTGACTC